GGTTGGGTTTCGTGATTTATTGCGGTGTCAAATTCTTCGCCGCGATTTCGAGCGCTTTGCGGTTTGCGCGGAAGATGCGGGTCTTCTCGGCACCGGTGGCGTTGCGCCATTGGTCGTAAATGTTCTCCGCGTTCTGAGTGGGCAGGACTTCGGGGATTTCGCGGGCGGCTGAGAGACCGAGGCTGCGCTCGAGGCGGTCGAGGGATTCGCGCTCTACGGCGATTTCGGCACGGAGAAAATCGATCTTCGCGCTGGCTTCTTTCAGTCCGGCGACGGCGGCGTCGCGCTCAACAACGAGGGCGTTGTATTTGGCGAGGATTGCATCAGCGGCGGCGAGCTTGGCTTGAGGCTCGGCGGGAGCTTCGACAACTTCGGGCGCGGGAGCTTCGACGGCTTCAGGTGCTGGTGTCTCGGCGACAACTTCGGGAGCGGGTTCGGTGGCGGGTTGCTCGGCGGGAGCGGATTCGCTCACCACGGTGGCGGCGACTTCAGGCTCAATGGCAGGTTGGTTTTCGTTTTCCATAGGTTTTCCTTTTGCAAAGGTGTCAAAACGAGCGCGGAGCATTTCGGGTGTGGCTGTTGCAGCAGCGGCAACGCCTTCCTCGATGGCGTCGGCAAATCCGAGGGCCACGGCTTCGACCGCATCGAGCCAAGTCTCGGCGTCCATCATTGCGCCGATTTCTTCAGCGTTGATGCCGGTCTTACGCACATACGCGTTGCGGAGATTTACCTTCAGCTTGTCGAGCAGGTCGGCTTCTTTGCGGAGGTCTTTGCTCTCGCCCATCGAGACGGTCCACGGGTTGTGGATCATGAGGAGGGCATTGTCCGCCATGTAAACGGGAGCGCCTGCCATGGCAATGACGCTGGCCATCGATGCCGCCATTGCGTCGATGTGGACGGTCAAGCCGCCTTCGTGGCGGCGGAGTGCATTGTAAATGGCCGTGCCTTCGATGACGCTGCCGCCCGGAGAATTGATGCGGAGGTGGATGTGTTGGCCTGAGAGTTTGCCGAGGTCAGCGAGGAATTCTTTTGAGCCTGCGCCGAAAGCACCGATCTCGTCGTAGAGAGTGACGGTGGTTTCGTTGTCAGCGGTTTTTTCCAGAGCATAGAATTTTGGGGTGGGTGTGGTCATGGTTGTGCGGGTGGTTGAGATGGTTCCTCGTCGGCATCCGGCTCGGCGGGCTGTTGCGCGGCGATGCCACGGCTGACGGAGTTCGGGAAGACTTCGGAAATGTTGAGGCCGAGCGCGTCGCACTTGGCTTTGCGGCGGAGGAAGGTATCGATGACATCGTCCTCTTCCTCGGTGGCGCGGAGGCCGAGCATGTTGAAATAGCGAGTTGGCGAGAGGTGGCCCTTGTCGAGTTGCTCGCTGTAGGCGCGGGCGTCGCGGCCCGAGTCCACGGTGATCTTGCGCGGGGCGAGCCACTCGTGCCGCCACCAGTCGTCGCCGGGGTATTCGAGGCGACCGGCCTGCATTTCATGCCACAACCAATATTTGTAAAACGGCCGGCAGAACTGATCGATGACCTGCTGCTGGAGTCGCTCGAGGAAGTTTTGGGTGACTTCAAGGACGGCGCGCTGCTCGGTGCCTGCGAGGCCGACATTGACCATCATGGCTTCGGGCGGGAGGCCGATTGCGAAGGCGACATCGCTGCGGAGGGCGCGCATCACGGCTTCGTAGGTCTGGCCGGGGATGTCGTTCTTGAAGGCTTCGAGCTTTTCGCCTGGTTTCAGGCGAGGGAGGAGGATGCCGTTCGGCAGGTCGGTGGTTTGAAGTTCGCCGACTTCGTTGGTAGTGGATTTAAGTCCGGCACCGAGGCCGATCTTGGCGACTTCGGTGGATGTCACCATGTAGCCAATTTGCGCGCCTGCCTTGTATGCGCCTTTGACGAAGCCATTTATTTCGGAGATGTCACGGAGGTTTGAGACTGCGGAGTGTAGCCACGAGACGCCGCGCGGCTGGCCGTGCCGGCGGATGTGCCGCATGTGCAAAACTTGGTCTGCTGAGATTTCTTTGCCTCCGATCGTGTAGGCTGCGGGCGCGCCGAATTGATCGAGGCGCACGCCGTCGTGGGTCATGTCATCCGGGTTGCCGAAGCTGGCAGAGCCGCCGATGGCTTCGCCGCCGATGAAGCGGACGCGGGCGGCACCTTCTCTGGTCTTGAGGAACTGGGCAAAGAAATCGCCGTCGATGGCGACTTGGCGAAGGATGAGAGATTGTGCGGTGTAGAAATTGACCTGTGCCGATGCGTCGAATGCCCATGCCTCGGCGCAAACGCGGTCCTCGAAATACTGATCGACTTTTTTGTTCCAGGCGGTGTTCGATGTTTTTGGCTGAACCACAATGCCGGTGCCGATGGCGCGTTGTGCGAGATGCTCGACGAGGTAGGTGGCCTGCGGTGCGTTGTTGTAGAGCCAGCGCGCGAGGCGCAGGATTTCCATCCGCGTGTAAGCCGTGAGTTCGCGCTTGGGGTCGGTGGTCGGCACCCATACGAGGCCGCGATTTAGTGAAGGTTGCGCGGCTTCAAATGCGGCTGCTTTTGCGCCTAATTTGCGAGAGTTAGGCCGCGAAATTGGTCTTGCAACACCAGCGCTCTCAAGACCTTCGCGCTCGTCTTTAGGCAAAGAGTCAAACCACTGATTGAATTTTTTGACATAGGCTGTCTGCCTTGCCTGTTTTTTTGGTTTTGCGGACACGCCACGGGCGGCGTGTCAAACGGCGGTGCCGTATCTGCTGCGGTCTGCGATGGCGAAAAGTTGGCGACCGTTCGGACCTTCGGCGAGGAGTTCTTCGACTGCCTGGAGCAAGAGCCACTTCGGGAAAGAGACCTGCCCGCCTGTGCCGGTGCCGTCGGATGACAGAGAGGTGATGACGACTTCCTCGGTGGCGCTGGCAAAGGTGGCGAGCGCCAAGGCTTCGAGTTCGGCGGTTGTCTTTGTGCGGCGAAGGAAGGATTTAACGCCGCTGATTTTGTCGAGGTCGGTCACGCCTCGGCGGGCGTGTCAAAAGGGATTCACCACGGAGGACACGGAGAGCACGGAGGCATTAGAAATTGCGCGGCAATTCAAGCGTGCCTTGGTTTCGCGCGGTCTTTTCTAAACATGAAAGAAATCTTACTGCCTTTTTCTTTCTAAACATGTTGAAAAAAGAGGGCTGTTTTTTCAACGTGGACTTGTCGGAAATTTGTATACGTTTTTCCGACAAAACAAAAACCCGCCTTGGTGCGCATCGTGGAGAGGCGTGGCGGGTGTTGTTGGTTTTAGGGAGGAGTCAAAGAGGGATTCTGTGAAGCGTGTTGGTCTTGAAATCCATGACGAGTTCGTATTTTTGGCCGCCGCCGGTGGCAGGGAGTATTGACTCAATAAACTTCCCGCGCGACTGCGTGCCGCGCAGCCGGTCGAGCTTGGCCCAGCTTTCGGGTTGCATGGAGACGGAGCGCGTGACGGCGGTGCGGCCTTTGGCGTTGGCTGATTTCTTGCCTTTGGGGCGGCCCGATCCTTTGCGCGGGCCGCCGTGGTTGGTGGGCTTTTTCATTTTTCTTCAAGCGCGTAGGGAGCAAATTTTCCTGAAAACACGATGTGATTCCCAAAAGTTTTTTTGAACGCGGCGCGAGCTTTTGCTGGGGAGTCTGCAACCATTGTCAGAACTGGTTTCCATGTGACTCGTGGAAAATCTCCGTGTCCTGTAGCGGGCGTATTGTCGATTTGTGTATGTCGGCGTAGCAAAGTGAAGTTTTTCATATTTTTGATTTTCGTTTTTTGGTTTCTTTGGTCAAGGCTGGCGCGGGGATTGAACCCGCGCCGGGTGGGGGTTAAAGAATTTCGCCGGTGCTTGTGCGGTATCCTTCGGTGGTTACTTTGCAGAACATTGCTTGGCACTCTTCAAAAGTTCCATTGAGCCAGATGGTGTTGCCTTGTGCGAGCGTCCAAATTTTTTCAGCAGTCCAAGGGAGTGAGCGGTTGATGATTTGGACTTTGCGGCCTGTTGGTGTTTTTCCTGTGAGTTTCATTTTTTTGATTTGGTTTTTTGTTTTTGTCTCTGCCGTGGTGGCTTTGATCTGGGATGACTTTCTCACGAACTTGAATTCTCGTCAACAACTTTTTTTCAAGAAAATGAAAATAATTTTGGAGGCCCGCAGAGCCGCATAAACACAAGCGCGGCGGGCGGGGATCAATTTCGGTGACGCCACGAAATTGCTCAGAACATGCCGAAGATTTTGCGAAGATCGTCCACGCTTTTCGAGTTGTTTACCGGCGTATGTTCGACCTCCTCTTCGCCTTCGTGAAAAGCAAAGTCCCATGTTTGGTCGAAGAGCTTGCGCAGGCCGCGCGCGCTCATCGTGATGTTGCCGTCGCCCGCGAAGCTGGGATTTTTTGCCGTGTAGATTTTCCAAAGTTGGGATTTTTTCACAGGTCAGTTTTTCAAGATGTGCCAGGCGACATGGCAGAGCTTGACCGCGTCCATGTAGTGATCTTGCGCGACGGATTTCCAGACGAACTCTTGGCCGGTTGCGGTCTTGCGGGGGACGAGGCGCTGGCCGCTCATGCCGCGAAGGAAGTCTTCGGTGGTGTCGCTCGGGATGGCGAGCGGGGGCTTGCCGTTTCGGATGCGGTCGATGAAGAGTTCCGTCTTTATGGCGTGGTCGACGAAGGTGTAGAGCACGACGCCGGGGAAGTCGTCTATGACGGTGCGCCCGATGCGGCTGCCGAAGGTTGCGCCGGAGCCTTTGGCGGCGTGCCAGAATCCGGCGCTGACTTGGCAAGCGGTGTAAACGCGGAAGGTGGCGAAGCCGGAATCCATGAGGCCGCACTCGGGGCGGACTTCCTGCCCGCTGGGTGTGCGGTAGATGCGGCGGGGCGAGTCGGCGAGGAGATCCTCGATGGTGAGCGTGGTGCCGTAGTCGAGGACATAGCTCTGGCCGTTGGCGTCGAAGGCGACCGTGGTCCAGTGCTGTTTATCCTGGCCGATGTCGGCGCAGGTGACGATGTGCGCTGGCTCTATCGGGCAGGTGCCGCGCGTGTAGTCGCCTCGAAGGCTGAGAATGTTGGCGTCGCCGATTGATGTTTCAACCTGCTCCCACGGCATGGCCATCGTGCTGTTGGTGAAATCTTGGAGGCCGTTGAGCGTGTCCTTGTCGCGGAGGAATTTCACCGCGAGCGCGCCGAATGTGCAGGAGCGCCACGGCGCGTAG